GCACTCAAAGAGCGAGTAGAAGCCCTGGAAAAAGGGATAGCATTTGTTATTTCATAAGGGCATTGCAAGGTAAATTGATATATGTGGGACCCTATACAGGGCCATTTATGCTACCAAAAGGAGCTAACTATGGCAAAGAAAAAGAACTTACCATACAACACGAACCCTCACGAGCCCAACGAGAACCCGCCTGTTAAAGCGCCGAAGCCCTCGGTAACAAATAAGACCAGAAAATGCTCTACGGGAGTTCGCGGGGCACAGAAAACGCAGGCGGCGGATGGTGAGCGGTTTAACAGAGGAGCTGTAAAACCGTGGAAGCCGAAAGGGCGTAAATAGTGAACAAATTTGATGATATTAAGGAAGGCGAACCGATTACGTTAAAATATGCTCAGGCCTTAAAAACCAAAGGCGCAACGATGAACCTCGCTTGTTGTGATTGCGGATTAGTTCACAACATCGTTTTTATACCATTAAAAACGAGAATCAAATTGTACTTTTGGCGTGATAATCGGCGAACCGCGAACAGGAGAAGAAGGAGGGACTTAAAATGACCAGACCCGGTTGCGGAAAAAAGACCAAAAAGGGCAAGCATAGAAAGCATACAGAATATACTTCCCAATCCCAGGCAAAGGCGGGCAACATTGCTTTAGCGGTCAGGAAGGGCAAATTGCCGAAGTCAAAGCTGAAAGGAGCATCGAAAAATATGGCGAGAGGTATGACAATGGAAGAACTCGAAAGCCATAGCGCGGAGGCCAAGGGCAAGAATTTACCGAAAAGAAAAAGCCCGAAGGCGGGCACGCCCGAAGGATACAAGGCGGGCTTGTCCGGCAAGAAGATACGAAGCAAGGGCAAAGGCCGTGGATTAGGCCGAGGTAAAGGCAAAGGCCCTCGTGGAGTACCGGCCGAAGTTGCCGATGGCAAATCATACATTAAAGAGCGGCGAAAGCTCAGAAATCGGAGGGCAGGATAATGACCACGATGCAGGCAGGCGATTACCCGAATTTCAAGGTTGACCATAGGGACCTGCCGTTCAATGCGGCAGATGTTGGTCAGACATTCAGGTTTTCCGGCACAGTAAAGCTTGATTCCCTTACCGCCGAAGGGCCGACGTTTAACTTTGAGGTCTTAGAGCTGGATTTTCCTGAAAAAGAGGCTGGAACGCTTAAATCCCGCCGCCGACAGCGCAATAAAAGGTCGAGAGCAAGATAAATATAAACTCTTGAGGTAATTATGCTAAGTGACGAAAGACGAGCGGAGTACGAAGAGGCCGTAACCGATATGCGGATGCTGGCCGAGACCATACAGACTGCCGGCTGGCAGAAGATTATAAAGCCGACCATCGAGGAAATGCGAAAGGCGGCACTAAGAAAAGCTCTATACAAGGGCAGGAACGAAAAGGACTTATATAAAGCCCAGGCGGCCTCGGAAATAAGTAGCCTGCTTGTAAGCGATGAATACCTTGGGCTTGAAAGTGATATTGACCGCCGTATAAGAGAGGGAAAAGAGGCGGTAGAGATTTTAGCAAAGGAAAAACCGAAGGAGAGAGACTGAAAATGGATAATGATAATATAGAAAAGGCCGAGGATGAGCTTCGCTTATCGTGGGATGATATAGAAGTGGCAATTGGTTGTGCTTTTATTAAAGACCCAAAAGTACCTCACAGTATGAAAGTGGCTTACATAAATAGCGTGATAAAAGCAATGAAACCAAGGTATTTTTCTGATTTAGGATTGCTCAATACCCTGCCCGCTGTTGGCGAAGTCTCGTCTAAAGACGGAGCTGAAATATGAGAAAAAAACGAATAACCAGCTCCGTTTCGATATTAACAAGAGGAAATTGGCCCTGTGGATTTTGTAAAAATATGCCATTCCCACATACGAAAGGGAAGGTTATATTTTAATTACAGAAATCAAAGATACCGCTTAACGCTCAACACCCTGCCGGACGGCACTCATTGATTAGAAGCCCCAGAAATGGGGCTTTTTTTATTGGTGAACACGCAGTGGCAGGACTGGGCCGGAAAAAGGAGATTGAAGAAGATGGCAGACGAAGAAAAAATCGAAGGGACTCCAAACGAGCCTGAGAATACCCCCGAACCGGACTCTCAGCCGGATGGAACACCCCCAAAGGATGACGCCGGCGGTAAGATTGACTACGAGAAACGCTACATAGACCTTCAGAGAGAGCATACGTTAGTTGCACAGGAAAAAGCCGAGCTCGAGCGCCAAATTGAGGCACTTGAGCAGGCCGGTCCTGAAACACCGCCAGACGATGATTTTTCTGATGATGATGGCTTTGTGGACAGAAAGACTGCTTCCAACATGATAGACAAGGCCGTCAAAAAGGCCGTAAGCCAAGTTCGCACAGAAACCGCCTACAGATACTTTCGCAAGACCTACCCCGACCACGTTAAATACGAGGGTGTTATCGCAGGCATAATGAGAAATCCGAGCAAGCCACTGCGAAGGGGCGCCAGCGCGGAGGACAGCATTGATGCCGCAGTAGAAGAATTTAAAGCCCTCACAGAAGAGGCCAAGGCAACAGCAAGGGCGGAGGCGGACGCGGAAGCCAAGGCGCGTGAAGAGAAGAACAGCCAGGCATCGGGTCTAACGTCATCTTCAACAACAACTCCAAAAAGCGGTGAAGAGGAGCTTTCGGAAGAGGAAGAACTCAAAGAACGAAAGCGAAATCAGGCCAAAAAAAGCGGCCTGATTTGAAACTTTACTACTTTTTAGAGAAAGGAGCTACCGATGGGACAGCTATGGGTAACAAATTCCCTTGGTGGCTTTCTTGGTAATCGCAAACTGTCAAGGACTATACGTCACGCGGCACAGCCCATAGAGAAGTTCCGACAGTTTTGCCAAATCAAGCAAGCACTCGGGAAAAACAAGAACGACTTAGTTTTCTTCGATAAGATATCGAACGTAGCGACCGCGGGCGGCACGTTGGTTGAAACCAGTACGATGCCTGAGACGCAGGTTACGATTCAGACAGGCACCGTTAAAGTTACCGAATACGGCCTTTCTATCCCGTACAGCGGCAAACTGGAGGCTTTGGCCGAGTTTGATGTCGATAACATCATAACAGTTGCCTTGAGAAACGACCAGGCAAAGGTGCTCGACTCTGCCGTCGCCGGTAAGTTCGTATTGTCTCAGCTAAAGTATGCCTGCCTAACGGCATCTTCGGCGGGTTCATTCCAGACCCTCACCGCAGATGCTACTGCTGGGACCACTACAAGCGGCTGCAACTTCGATATGTACCATCTAAAAGAGTGTGTTGACAAGCTAAAGACGCTGAACGTACCGAAGTACGATGGCGAGAACTACATATGTATAGCATCTGTGAACGCACTCAGAGGCATTAAAAATCATTCCGACTGGACCGATGCGGCCAAGTACGGCGACCCGGAAAGGCTGTTTAGCGGCGAGGTCGGAAGGATTGAAAGTGTCAGGTGTGTTGAGGAAACAAATTTTCTATCTAACGCCAGAGGCGGGAGCACCTACGGCGAGGCCGTGATGTTCGGCAGGGACGCAGTTGTTGAAGCTGTGGCCCTGTCGGAGGAGATACGGGCCAAAATCCCGACTGATTACGGGCGTTCCAGGGGTATTGGGTGGTACGGCATCCTTGGATTCGCCAAAATGTGGGATTACACAGGTGATTCAGAGTGCCACATTATTCACATCAACAGCGTCTAAGGCGCAGAAAGGAACTGATTATGAGACGCATAAGTTACATTTTGTTGAGTACAGTCTTAGCCATAGCTCTTTTCTGCAGCTTTGGTTTTTACGAGGCAGCGTATTTCGCAAAGACGGACATAGTAACCGTTACGGATGCTGCCACTTACGCTGTATTGGCAGAAAACACCGGCAAGGTTCACGTAATCGGCAACCTTACGCAGGATACAGCTATTAGCTTGCCTTCTGCGGCGGACCATTTGCATTTCAGGTTTATCTATTGCGCTGCAGCAACTGAGTCACACGACCACACGATAGATACGGGAAGTGATACCAACTACTTCAAAGGCGGTGTTGCTTTTGCCGACCTTGACGCCGGTGATGCAGCCGATGAAATCAACGCAGGAGTTTACGCTGACGGCAATAGCAATTCTATCTTGGCTATCCTCAATGCCGCAGCAGGAACCGTTGTAGATGTTTATTGTGATGGCACGAATTGGTATATTACAGGGATAGTTATTTCCGACACTATTCCTACGTTTGCCGACCAATCGTAAAAAAAGATTATAAAAAAAGGGGGGGCTTCGGCCCCCCTTTTATTAGAAGGTTAAAGTGTAATGATAGGCTTTGTAATCCCATCTTATCAGGCCCCGGATGACCTAAAGCGGTGCAAGCAGTGTATCGAAGACAACTTCAAAAGGTATGATGTTCCCTGGGAGATATACGTTCACGATAACAGTATTGATAACATATTTTTTACAGCGGCGGTCAATAAGGGAATAAAAAAAGCGATAATTGTAGACCATGGTTTGTATCAAAATACCTATGCGTGCGTCATAAATCAGGACGTATTTCTGGAAGATGACGCTATTGAAAAAATGGTCAAAGTGATGGAGTCTGACCCGGACATCGGCATTGTCTGTGCCTGTATGGTTCCGAGCGATGATGACGAAATCTGCATTGATACCGGCGGGCTTTGGTGTATACCGAACGGCGGCTCATTGAAGATGTCGCGGTTCGAGGTCAAACCAGCGCCGGTGTTATGGGCGACGGCGGCGTGCTGGCTTCTGAGGACGAAAATGGTCGAGGAAATCGGTCTGCTTGACGAGAACCTGGTCCACTTTTGCTCGGATGTGGACTATTGTTTTCGCGCAAGGGCGGCCGGCTGGCAAGTATGGCGAAGCGATGCAATAGGAATACACAGACCGAAGAGTCTGCAACTCACGGAGGAAATGAACCTGAGAAGGAACAAGGACACCGAATACCTCTTGAAGAAGTGGTGCGGCGGGCTGTTTAACGAACTTAGCTTTACCTGGCAGAAGGGCCCACAGGAGCAAAACATAGTCATGTACAAAAAAGGACAGAAGATAAATGTGGTCGGCTGAATTACCCGAAGGAAACGAAATGGCGAAGTGCCGTAACCGCGTGGCCTCTTTTCTGCGCGGGGCGGGCCTGGACCTGGGATGCGGCAAAACAAAGGTCTGCGAGGCCGCCATCGGTGTAGATAATGCGCACAAGGAGGCGGACGTTAAAATAGACCTTTCCGGCATCGATGCACTTCGAATATTTGCAGACGGCTCTTTTGATTACGTTTTTTCAAGCCACTGCCTTGAGGATTTTTACGAGACGCAGGGCCTTCTGGAGGAGTGGTGGCGGGTGATACGGCCGGGCGGTCACTTAATACTATACGGGCCGGACCCGGACTACTATCCGAGAGTAGGAACGCAGGGGGCCAATCCGCGCCACAAGAAAGACCTTTACTGGCAGGATGTATGGAAAATCGTCAAGGGCTTTGGCAACGCCAAGCTGATAAGTTCTTCACGTCATAACGAATCAAACGAGTATAGCTGGCAGCTAATAATCCAAAAGAGATACGCACGATTGAAAACGGTCAAGGCCGCGTTAGATAAAATTTATACCGGGATGTCGGCTTTTCCGAGGGTGCGCAAGGGCAAGAAAGAGGCCCTCGTTATTCGCTACGGCGCTATGGGCGATATGGTTATGATTACGCCGGTCCTGCGCCAGCTAAAGAAAGAGGGCTACTATGTCGTCCTTAACTGCTCGGAATATGCCGTCCAGGTACTCAAAGAAAACCCCAATATCGACGAATACATCATCCAGCAGAAAGACGTAATACCCAACAATACGCTCGATGACTACTGGGCGGAAATAGGCAAGGACTTCGACATAGTTATAAACCTTACGGCAACCATCGAGGACACGCTTTTAAAAGTGCAGGGCAAGCCGGAGTTCAACTGGTCGCACAAAAAACGCCGGAAGGAATGTAATCATAACTACATCGACTACACAATGGAAAGGGCAGGCTATCCCGACTTAAAGGGCGAGCCGACGGAGCTGTTCTTTACCGAGCAGGAAGAAAGGCTTGCCAGGTTATTCATTGAGAAGTGCAAGGGCCGGTTCGTGATTATTTGGGCGATGAGCGGCTCATCTATACACAAAATTTACCCCTGGGCCGAGTATGTAGCGGGGTCAATAAACCAGAAGCACGGTGAAGAAACACTGATAGTAACGGTAGGCGATGATATTGCAAGGATGATAGAATGGAACCTGCCGAATACACTGCCGCGGTGCGGGGTTTTCACAATTCGCCAATCGATGATACTAACCAAGTACGCAAACCTTGTCATCGGCCCGGAGACCGGAATGCTGAACGCGGCCGGTTGCTTCGAGACGCCGAAGATTATATTTTTAAGCCATAGCTCGGAACATAACCTGACAAAATACTGGCGGAATGTAACGGCTTTGCATCCCGAAAACTGCCGGTGTCACCCGTGTCATAAGCTGATTTATGTAGATGACTGCCCGAAAGGCAAAATTGGCGGCCGCCCGCGTTGTGCGGAAAATATAAAACCTGAAACCGTATTCAAGGCGTTCGAATACTATTTTAAGGAATGGAAAAATGGCAAAAACAAATCTACCAGCAATTCTCAAGGGAGCTGACGAAGTACACATCAGGGACGCAAAAGGAAGTTCGCTGGTGTACTTCATCAAGGACAAAAAGGCATATTATGCGGATGGCAGGCAGGTTGAGGCTGACAAGTTGTTTGTCTGTCCGTACTGCACGAACTCTCCGCCAGCTTTTTCAACGAAAGAAATCGACATCGTGAAGCACGTGATTGAGGAACACCCGGAGCACGCAAAGAAACAGGCGGACTCAAAGGAAAAAACAACAAAGAAAAAAACAGGAAAGTAAACCATGACTACAGCCCTATCTGCGATAGTAACGCAGGCACAGTCTAACTTCCCGTCCGGGTTTCACTCGGCCGAATTGACTACAACGGTTCTAACCCGCTATGCAAATGACGTGCAGGGGCAGATTTGCCTTGCGCACAATTTCGCCTTTATGAAGCAGGAGGTTACGCGCTCGACCGATGACGAGACGCAGAAATACTCTCTACCGACCGCGGGAGACTCCAACTGGACGGATGTTTTAGAAGGAACCGTTCTGCGATTCAAGCGGGATATAAGTCTGGAGCTGATAAACTCGCAGAGCTACCGTGTACCGCTTACCAAGTTGCACAAGCAAATCCTTGAGGACAAAAAGGTCCTCGCCAAAGAAACAGGAAACGGCATACCCCAGTATTATGATGTGGACCAGAACAGGATTTGGCTCTACAAAATCCCCAAGCACTCCTACAACTCCGGCGAGGCCTGGACGATGAATTTCGAGTTTTACGGATACTTGGCAGACCTGGCTTCGGGCGGCAATAACGTCATAACAAACAAATACCAGCTTGTACTGGAGTTTGGTATAACCGCAAAGGGATACGCCTGGGCAAAAGACTGGGAATCATACGAAAAATGGGTGCAACTGGCGCGGGATGTTTTCGCCGCGATGGTCAATGAGGACTTAGAACTGCAACTTTCAGGTCAGGAGGAAGGTTTCTTCCCCGACCCCGCTAACTCTGTTGGCGGCGGCGACCCGTATAAGGGATTTTTGCAGGGGACGGAATGGTACACAACTTAAAAACAATGAAAAAAGAATTTATCACATTATTTCGTTGGGGAGATTATAGTATTTGCTGGCACAAAAATCCTTTTAGGCACGGTTGGGCCATTTCTTATTTAGGTAATATGGTAGATATTGAAATAAGAAGATTGCAGATTCAACTCATAGGTATGGTTTTTGTAAATATTTTAATAAATATCCCAAAGTTGACCGCAAAATACGAAAGGCATATCTTTAGATAAAAAACAAATTTACAGACCCTCGAAGCCAAAAACTTCGGGGGTTTTTTTATGGAGACAATGCTATGAGAAACAAACTACTAACTGCGTTTTTGCAGGGGACGGACTGGTACACAAATTGAAATGAAAAAAACAGGACAAATAACCTTTTTGGTTTTGCTCATTTTTTTGGGTGGAATCGGTGTTTATAAGCTGGAGTCATTGGATAGAGAGAACTATGTCAAAATCTGGCAAGATAGCTGGAAAAACCCTCTTCGTGAGGCTGGCGTACCCGAAGATGAAATTGATAATTGTATGCGGTGGGCGATTGGTGACGATTACCTCTCGCTTCAGATGCAATATACAAACGACAGATGGAACAGTCGCCATCCAGAGCTTTTCGTTATGTATGATTCAGATTATCTACATGTTGCTGTTTACAAAGTAGGCGAAGCATATCTTGGGAGGCAAAAATGAGAAAGAAAATCATAGC